AAAGGGGGAGCCTCAGAAGAAGGGTATGAAAGTGGACCTGAACAAGCACAAGAACTTCGCAGGGCACATAGTGACCTTCGACGAGAACCAATTGGAGCAGCCGTTAGAGGACACGGAGATGGGTACCATAAAGAAACCAGCCCTAGGGTTCATGGATGTACCCATCCACCCTCTGGATGACATGACGGGTAACACCGTGCATGACGCGGTACGAGCATCATCGGAAGCATGGGGATACCATGCGGAACCCAACATAGGGTTTGAGTATGAGAACAGCAGAGTAGGGGGAATGCCTGTCATAGGCACATCACCACAACATGGTAGATACCCATCCGTGCCTCAACCAGTGCTGAATGATTGGCTCACTGAGGAGAAGGCTCAGCAGTTGCTCTCCTCGATACCCCCGGAGATGCAACAGAACTTCAATCCTCAGACATCAATCACCGTGCCGGGTACTGCTCTTACCCATGCGGATGACCCCACTGGTATATCCAAGGCAGACCTACCGAAACAAGTGCCTCTCATAGAGCCGTTGCACAGGGTATTCGACGTAGAAGACCTGAACCAATTGCGAGGCTTCACGGGGGAATGGGTCGTCTCCGTCTACAGGGAGGGTCTGAGATGCAAAGTCACGAAGAAGAAGAACCGAATCACCCTCTTCAACGAGGACGGGGAGAAGCAAGCCACATCGAGCACCGTCAGGGATGCCCTACGCTCAGTCTGCAAGAAGGACTTCGTAGTGGACGGGGTGATAGATGGCGCGGACTTCTACATCAACGACATCCTCTCCTACGATGGTGATGACGTCACTGACCTATCCACACGTGAGCGTGTCAAGTTACTGAGAGGGCAGTTTGAGAGTTATGACCCCATTCACCTACCAAGCCCATCTGACATCAAGATAACCGATGAGGTTGGTTTGAAGGAAGCGGTCAAGGAACTAGGCAAGGAATCCGAGAAGATACTCCTGAGAGATGCCAAGTCCACTTACATGAAGGGGGAGGAGAAGCATCCAAAATGGGTCATCATAGCGAAAGCGGACGTAGAGCATCACGTCTCATTCGGCATGGAGATAGATGGTGACGCATTCGTCATTCACCTACCAGAGGATTTGGTGAAGTACGACATAGTCGATGGCGAGGCAACCAATCCGATTGCCGCCATAGGTAGCCTGACTGACTCCGATTACTCTCTCAGATTGGCTAAGAGCCTCCAGCCATATTGGAAGAGTGCCTTCCAAGAGATGCTCAAGGAGGAGACCGAGATACCCGAGGACATAGAGCCTGATATAGACGAGGAGCAGATAGAGGAGGATAGCGCTGGCATCCTCAAGCCGAAGAAGGACAAGAACATCATCATGAAACCCAATGAACTCTACAAGACCATACTTCTCATAGAAAGAGCATTGGAGAAACTGGAGAAGAGTGGCGGTGTCAGTAATATGCACGGGCGTGGCCTTGGGATAGACGTAGGGGGGAATATAGACAGTCCGAGAGGCCCGACAACGCTGAATGCGGAGCAGAGTCTACCGGATTGGGATATGAAGAAGCGTCCAAAACAGGATATGGAAAAACCGGAGGATTATCCCGGCAGAGAAAGGAAGAAGAGAAAGAATGCCACGCAGTCCCCCGATTCTGACGAAAAACTGCTAAACCGATAGACCCGTAGCATTGAAGTAGTAAAGCAAGACGTGGTTGGAATTAGTGTGCTCGGAAGACAACTATTCAGACATGGTGACGAACCAATCACCCTACTCAAGGGTGGGAACGACCTCATTGTCGCTGGTTATGCCAGTGTGGAAGTTGTAGACAAGCAAGGCGATGTAATAACAAAGGAGGCATTGAAGGACGCATTTCGGAAGTTCATGGAGAACCCGTCATACAGAAACGTCCAACTAGCGCACTCCAATATACAAGTAGGCGATGTGGTACCAAGTTACACGGATAATGAAGGGAGGTTGTGGAAAAGCGAAGTCGACGATGTCGGAATGTTTGTGGTAGTAAAACTGCGTGACGACATCGAGAAAGCCAAAGAAGTTTCAGCAGAAATCAGAAAGGGCGTTCTCAGAGGATTCAGTATAGGTGGACAGGCATTCAAGCGAGTCAGAAAATCAGACGCGAAAAGAGGCGATTACCAAGAAATCAGCAAACTGGAACTACACGAAATAACGATTTGTGAAAAAGGCATCAATCCCGAAGCAACATTTAGCATACTCAAGGAAGACACGGAAGTGACAGATATGACAACAGAAGACAACAACGAAGACATGACAAAACAACTGGGTGACGTCTTGACACGCCTAGAAGGAAGACTTGACGATATGGAGAAAGGCGAGAAGCCTGCATTCTTGGAAGGCAAGGATTCCGACGATGGTGACAAGAAAGACGACAAGAAGAAAGAAGATGTGGATGCAGAGGCACCAGTCGAGAAATCTGAGGAATACTCCGACGTAATCACTTCTGACTACCTCAACTGGATGGAGGACACCCTAAAGAGCGCAGGCGTAGACACAGGAGCCGCAAGGGAGCATTTCGATAACATCGAGAAGCAGAACATGGGTTCCACTCCAGCAGAACTGGCTGACACCGAGGCCGCAAAGGGCGGACAGGTCAAGGGCCGAGCACAGGAGGGAGGCAAGCCTTCCACCAACGCTATCTCCCGCACCACTGGAAGCGGCAAGGTCAGCAAGTCTGACTTCATCAACCCCTCTAACCTGACCAATGGGGACGTCGAGGCAGCATACGAGGTCTACAAGGCAGCAGCACTTGAGCAAGAGTTCAGGGGTAGCCTAGAGGAGAACTTCGCAGCACGCTACTCTCACGAGAGGCAGACAGAAATCGCAAAGGCAGAAGCAGCAGCATTCGACGCTCGCAGCCCACTTGCTGAGATACAGAAGTCCATCGCGGCACTGTCCGAGCGCATTGACGCAATCGGTACACCTGCCGAGGTCGGAGAATCAATTACCAAGAGCGACGAAATAGCAGCAGTAGTCGTTCCAAGCACGGAGGATTTGGCAAAGATGTCATGGGATGAGGTTCATCACTTGGCAAGCAAGGCCTTCAACCCGGAGTGAGGACTCAAGGAAAAAAATAAGGAGATGAAGATATGGCAAGAGATTACGTACGAACAGTAACCGACATGGAGCGCTACTACTATGGCGCCGGGAACGCAATGGGCTACTCATACACTGGTAGCGAACTTCTAAAGGCTGATAGCCCAATGCTATCATCCACTGCTGGAACATACCAAGCAATCTACGGACGCAAGGTATGGTCGCAACTGAACCAAGAGTTCAACGCATTCAGCATCATGCCCAAGAAGCCTTGGGACAGGTCTGGATGGCGAGTCATCACTGACAAGCCAAACAGCGGAGCACTACACGGTGGTGTTGCAGAGAACGCAACCCTGCCTGACACTGTGAAGCCTACCTTCCAGCACATTGCTGCAAAGCCCAAGACTATCGCGCACACCTTCGATATGTCCGAGGTCGCAGTCTTCCTAGCAGACAAGGACGACGGAATGGGAGACATCCGCTCTGTCCTCAAGGAAGAGATGGGTAAGCACCACGCTGAGATGGTCAACAAGATGCTTCTGACTGACGTTAACACAGTAGCAGGGAACAACTTTGAGTCCCTAGACAGGATTACCGCTAACCACGCAACCATGGGACAGGACTCCAACTGGGTGGACGCTGCCGCTGACCTAGACATCTACTCGATAGACAGGTCCGCTAACTCATGGTCCGATGCAGAGATTAACGCAGGTACCGCAGGAGCAGACAGGGTTCTGAGCCTTGACCAACTCGACGACCTCTTCCAGAAGATTTGGCTACGAGGTGGTAACCCCAAGGTCATGCTAACTGGATACGACACCCTGATGAGACTACAGCAACTGCTACAGTCCCAGCAGAGGTTCATGGAAGAGAAGAGGGTCACCCCCACCTACAACGGTGTGAAGGGAGTCCCCGGTATCGAGGCTGGGTTCATCGTGGCAACCTACAACGGTGTCCCAATCATTCCAACCAAGGACATGGACGACGACGGCAACCTGTCGAAAATCTACTACCTTGACACTGACTACATGCACTTCTCCACGGCAATCCCGACTCAGTACTTTGAGTCTGGTATCGAGACTGGTGACCCATTCGCCATCAACAGACTGGGTCAGGAAGGACTCTACCGAACGATGGGAGAGGTCTGGACCACTTTCTTCGGAGCACAAGGGAGCGTGAGGAACCTCAAGTGAGGATTCCAGTGGAGAACAAATAACAGGAGATGAAAAGATATGGCAGCAACAAGTATAACAAGCGGCGGAATAAAGATAGCATTCGATGATGGAGAGTATTCAAGCGTCTCCGTTCTTGCTGATATAGACATGAGAGTCGGTAACGTCGGTGGAAGTGACAGGTGGTTAGATGGAGCAGCCGGAACAGACGGCGCATACCCCGGTTCAATCACTGGTTTCACAGCAACCAATGATGACAGCATCAACAGTGCTGGTGGAAGCCTAAGAATGGTCACAGTCCAATACGACAAAGACCACGCAAGCGCAGACACCATGACATTCAGCGGAGTGAACGGAGCAAGTCTTAGTGGCATCGTAGCGATAATCGGACAGGTGAACGGAGGAGCGAACGACCACGACATAGCAACTTTCAGCGGATTGGTTCTGACTCTGACAGCAGAAGCCACCTCCAACGGAAACTCCATCACACTACTGATGGAGTGAGGCAGATGCCTAAAGTTACCTACACAGGTCCCTTCTACACCAGAAGAAATCCTGATGTATACTTGCCTGACTTCATTAGGGGTCAGGCAGTAGAGGTCAGCCAAGGATGGCTAGACACTTGGAGAAGGAAACTAGGCGACAATCACCTCATAGAAGGAGACGCAGGGGTCCATGTTGACCTAGGCGATGACGGTATACCCGACACAGGATGGACGAAAGCAGAGATAGTCGCATGGCTATCAGGCGTGGGAGTAGACGTAGGTGGAGGATACAAAACCAAGACTACCCTGCTCGGTATAGTCGAAGAGGCTTTAAACCCAGCCCCCGTCGAAGAACCAGTAGTCGAAGCGACGGTTGAGGAAGTAGTCGCAGATACAACAGAAGAGGAATGATGAATTATGGCATTTAGTTATACCACAGACACAAGAACACACGTAATGGGTGACCTCCATATGTTCACCGGAACATGGAACGCAGCGAGCGTAGATACTGGGACAATAGTCTCAGGCCTAACCGAGATACTCGCTGGAAACGTCATCGGTGACACCGAAGACAATACTGGTGGAGGAGTAGATGGTGCATTTGCTATCATCACTACCGCTGCTCCCGGTTCGATAACCGTAGATTGCGTAAGTGGAAACACTGGTAAGTGGTGGGCACTAGGGAAGCGCTGATTAGGGCGGTGACCTAAGTGGCAGCAGGAATAGACGTCATCGGGCCTTTCAGTCCAGAAGAGTTCTCACCTGAGAATCTCGACCCGGAAGACAGAGGCACTGGCTCTCTCAGCAAGGCGATGACTGACGCCCTTCCTACTGGCACTGTAGTATCATGCGAACCCGTGGTCGTTCGTGGTAACGTCTTCGTCATCGTGTATACATCGAGTTGAAAGTAGGTGGTGGATGTGAATGTCAGGGTTTCAACTTCAAACGCTTGATATCGAGGACATCAGCAGAGCAGCCAAGCAGAATGTTCGCATAGACACTCATTACGATGCGGGGACTATCACAGATACCAAGGCCCCGCTCAAGGGCATCACGAGCAAGCAACGTGCTCGTAACTCAGAGATAGGAGATGTCCTGAACATAGGTTCAGGTACGCGGTGCACCCATTGTGGCATGCTTCACTTCATGTGGAGAGCCACTTGCGGCTCATGCGACAGACCTATGGAGTATAACCTCGGTCACAGAGACGAGGAGGCGAGGATGTAATGCCACAGGTATTCAGTCCCGGTGAAGCAGAGACAAGACCCCTCGACCCCACCGCAGTAGTCTACACCACAGCGCAGAAGGTCGCTGACCTGCTGGACATAGGACCGCAGGAAGCAGTGCTAATGTCTGCTAACGCAGAGGCCAATGCCGTATTCGTGACAGGCTCGGACTACAGGAACATAGGGTTCTCCGTAGGTGACGTGCTGCTAATCTACAGCGATGCTGACCCAATGGGATTGGACCGCACCATCACTGCTATATCCTCGACTGCTGGTGGTGTGAAACTCACATTCGCAGATGCAATCAACCCCGGTCTGTATGAGATAGCGGACAACGGCTACGTTCAGAATCAAGCGTCATTCACCAATGGTAGGACACGGGGAGTCACCAAGAGCAAGGTAGAAGAGGTCATACTGCGCATGCAGGACCACATAGACAATCTGACTCACAATGCTTGGAGGCCGTACCTCGTCGCTGCTGAGTACATCAACTTCGATACCTACAAGCCGTACAGGAGGAGGTACTACACAGACTACGTCGGTACAGCCCCTCTCCTCTTCCGCAACGTCCAGCAGATACTGAGAATGGAACTGTGGCAGGGCGATGACTACAGGGAGATTGGTGCGGCTGAGGCACGCATCCAGATGCCGGATAGTGTCAAACCGATGACTGGTTCGATAGTGCTCTCACCCGGTAACGGCTCTGCCGCTGTGCTGACTATAGGCACTGGTACCGGGCAGTGGAGAGCCGACTTCGACAAGATTGCCACAGCGCAGAATCTCTCTGACCTCATCAACAAGGAGGATAGGGTAGGCAAGACAGCCGTCTCATTCAGCCCTAACTTCACCTTGGAGGGCAGCACGAGTAACGTAGCAGTCCACAACGAGTTCCTCTCTACGGCGAATTCGGACTATGGCAGTGGTATAGTCAAATTGACTAGCATGAGGTCCACCAAATCAGGTGAGACGTGCACCATCGTATCCACCAACAGCGACATCGAAATTAGCCAAACGCAGAGCAGGACCGCCGTATTCAGCAGTCTCAGCAGCACCACAATCAATGTCGATAGCACATCTGGTTTCGTCGATGCTGGTGTGGTGGTCGATACCAGTGGAGACGTTTTCAGTTACACCGCTAAGACTGCTACTTCGTTCACTGGTTGCGCTATAGTAGTCGGCTCTGCGCTTTCTGACATAGCAGGTACATTGACTCAGCACCAGTTGGTAGTGGACCTCCAAGGCGGTAGCGCCAGCGGAGACAGGGGGAGGCTGCGAGACTGGTGGTTGGACCACGAGTCAGGGATAGTCTACTTCAACAACTCATACCCGTTCTTTGAGTGGAATGCAATCAAGGCTTCATACATCTACGGGGAGAGGTACTTGGACAAGGGGATAGAGGACATCTGCACCAAACTGGTGGCGATAGACCTGTTGATGAGCGATGACAGGAGCGTGCTCATACCAGAGGGCACTCAGAACGTCGATTTGGCATCCAAGATACAACTCTACAGGGCAGACATAGACAAGACCTTCCCTAGGTACAAGGAGGTGGTCGTCTTTGAGTGACATGGAAAAGAGAGTCTACGAGGCGTTCAAGAAGACCATGACGGAAGAACTAGCCAATCACCAAGAGGAACTGAAGAAGGCAGTCACAGAGGGTCACGAGGGATACAGGGAGAAGGTCGAGCGTGAGGAGGACAATCCAGAGTTCGTGCAGAAGAGGATGCTGACCGAGTCACCCATCCTAGTCCAAGAGAAACTCAAGTTCGATGGGAAGAACGTGGATGTGGATTGGGAAGCCCATGAGACTAGCAGAAGGAAGAAGGAGTTCCACAAATGGTAGCGACGTTCAAGGAAGGCATAGATGCCGTAGTGGATGTCCTGTCGGACAACTGGAACAGAGCCAACACCAACAACTACAAGCCAGTCATCATCGATATAGCGGAGACAGGCCCGGAGAGGGGTAAGAGGCTAGACCTAGACAGGACTGATTACGTGCTCGTCTTTGAGACGGCGCACAACGAGGAACTACCGGAATTGCTCTACGACTTCGTCACGACCAGAATCAACATCACCGTCGATATTCGTACGACTAGGAGCCGCGCTCAACTACAGAAGATGGAGAACGAACTGCGACGTTGCATCCATCTAAAGAGGAAGGGGGATGGCGTCAACTTCGACAGGTTAGTATACAAAACCCGCACAGACCTCTCTGATAGGAGCAAGCGGCTATTCAGGATGACATTCCAGATTGAGGTCGTAATCTTCGCAGAAGCAATACCATGAGGTGAAAAAAAATGCCATCAACAGTCTATCGTGGAGATTTATCAGAGGTCACGTTCGGTCAGGAGAGCGGGATAAGGCTAGAGCACGACTACGGTGGCTCGGGCTTCACATTCACAGCATCCTTTGAGACTGGTGCCAACGCTGCCAATGCTCCTCATAAGAATACGGAGAAGGACACCAGCGTCATAGTGCTCAGCGGTGGTGCTGCGAACACCCCTGTCGTAAGCAACGTGCTCCAAGCACCTAGGGGTATGCTAGTGGGGTCCAAAGTCATATTCTCCATCAAGAGCAGCAGTCCCAACTGGAGCACTGATGACGACTATGCGGTGACAGGCAGGTCTTACACGATAATCAAGCAGGAGGTCTGCGATGATGCGAACAACGACAATGATGGCAAGACGGAAATCACAGTGAGTCCCGCTCTCAAGACCGACCATAGCACTGTAGACAAGGCTTCCAAGGCCAATGATATCATGTTCATCCTACCTTTCGCCACTCCCTCGTTGGACGTCAGCATGACCAATGACGACGATGCTGATAGCGCACTGGAGAGGGTCATGACCGACCAGTTCGTAGGGCTGGTCAGCACAGTCGCATTCCCCGAGACCAAGGTGGACCTCAAGAGATACCACGTCGTTGGGCTTGGGAGGGACGTCGCGGTGCAGATGCCGGGCAGGTTCCTGAACACCGATGGTACCTTTGAGTGCAACATCCACAACGGGAGGTGGTTCAAGTACTGCCTAGGTCAGGAGGTGGTCAAACTGACTGCCTCAAGCACGGGGAACACTGGTGGTCAGACTTACTCCCTCAATGGTGCTACTAAGCCCGGTGCAAGTTACCTGACCTTCGACGGACACGCCGATACACCTGCCATCAACAGCGTAAACTGGGGAGTGGGCGACTACATCATACTCAATTCCTCTAGTGCTGCTGTGGATGTCCAGACCTACAACGCCACTGCCATAGGTGGTGGTGATGTGGCTGACGCATGGGGTAGTACGAACATCACAGCCGCAAACGTATTCGACAGGGCACTCAAGACGGAGATAAGGAGGGTCGTAGGCTACACCAAGAACAGCGCTGACCACTACGTGTGGTTGGACAGCCCACTCACTTACGGTCATGCTGATAACTTGCAGGTCAAGTTCCTGAAGTACCAGACTGATACCGCGCTAGACAGCGGTAATATGTTCGGTAGCCCTCATCGAACGCCTGCATCTGGTAACCTCACCAACCCCGTGGAGCACCTCTTCTTCTCTCGTGCTACAGTACCGTCCTTCTCCATGGAAGTCAGCGTCAGGAGGACTGATGCGGATGGCGTCACTAATGACGTGGTAGACGGTAGCGCGACTGACACCAAGCAACTCACCAGAGTCTTCCGTGGATGCAAGGTGAAGGACTGGAGCCTCACGACTGATACGGATGCCGCTCTCAGGATGAATGTCAATTTCGATGCCGCCCTATGTTACACCGACACTGGTAGGCTGGAGACTCAAGCGAACGGGTTCACGGCAGACCAAGAATCCAACAGGGGAGACAGGTACGATGCACACCGCCTCTTTGAGGACACTGCTAACACCGAACTCAAGAGGAAGCAATCGGGCATAGAGAAGGGCACTCAGAAGCCATTCATGTTCTACAACGGTAGCGTGACCATGTTAGGCACCCAGTTGGGTCAGGTGGTCTCGTTCACCCTCAATGGGAAGACGGGTGTGGAGCAGTACTACTCAATCAACGGTGCTAACATAGCAGACAACGTAGCAGACCAAGTCCCATTCGCTGGTACTCGCAACCCAGTCATCGCAGCAGAGGGGAAGACCGAGTACGATTTGGAGATGGAGATAATCGTTGACGACCCGTTGTTCTACCATAACATGAGAAGGGCAGTAGCCAATTTCGATGAGACTACCTCAGACAACACCGATGCCGACCAGATACGCCTCTCCTTCGTCAAGCAGGGGACTGGTGCTACGAGAGAATCACTGGACATACTGATGGATGACTACTTCATCACCGAGGCCCCTCTGCCCATACCAGAGGACAAGGGACCCATGCGAGCCAAACTCAAGGTGATGCCCAAATCCGTCAAGGTCATTGCCAAGGATACGGTGTTAGCAGCATGATGCCTCGCACCAAGATTAGGGTCCTTCGCTACAACAGGACCGATAAGTTAGACTACATCAACTGGTTGATTACTGAGACAGAACTGCACCATGTGACCGAGGAGGATTTCTCCTATCTGAATACTAGACAAGACATAGACAATGCCATCATGTCTCATAACAAACCCACTTGGGTAGAAGCGGCTGAGGAAGTCGTGGAGATGGTAGAAGAGGAAGAAGAGGAAGAAGAAATCATAGTACCTGATGATAGTCCCTTTGATGAAGAGATGGACTATTACTCTTGGACTCAGAAGGAGTTGCAGGAGGAGTGCCGTCAGCGAGGACTGACGATACGTGGTACGAAAGCGGAGGTAGTGTTAAGGCTACGACGCGATGACGAAGGAATAGTCGAACAGGAAACCGAAGACGAGACCGAGGCCCCCTCTGAGGAATCAGAGGCTGCTGAGGAGGAGTTGGACGCCCCCTCTGAGGAATCAGAGGCTGTGACCGAGGAAGTGACCGACAATGACAATAGTGGAGAAACAAGCAATACTGACGAAGAAGAATGAGCACAAGCACGAGATAGGCACCGACCCTGATGACCCTGAGATGGTCATGGAGGTATGGGTGCGCGATATCACGTTCTTGGATATTCAGAAAGCCGCTCAGAGCATGTTCCAGATGGATGGCGACGATGTGTCGCTGGACCTTGAGGGGTACTGGAACTTCGCTCTCAGCAACTGGGTCGTGAAGACGAATCCAGAACTGACACCTGAGGAGATGAAGAATCTAAACGCATACGTGGGGCAACAGATAGCATCCTTGCTACCGAAACCCGATGAATTGGCGGAGGCTATGCAGGGGGGGTTTACCAAAGCGAACAGTTGAAGGTTCAGCAATTTCTATCGAAGAAGAAAATAGAAACTTCGGAAGACGTATTATTGCAGATTCAACTCTTCGCCTATACCGTAGCAAAACATTACGGCATATCACTCGCGGAGGCATATCAGATGGAGTCTAGCATGTTCCAACAATCCCTCACATGGGCCATCGCCGCTAATGAGGCAGAGGAAGAGGCACAGAGGCAGGCTGATATGGAAAGCAGGACCGATAGTGGTGATATAGTGCAATTCGACTACTCATTCATAGACATGGAGGAGGACTTCTAATGGCTATTGGGGCATTGTTGAACGAACTGGCTTCCATGACCAGTTCATTGGGCAACATAGGCTCCATGATGAGTACTCTAGGCAGTGCCGCATCGAGCATAGGCGCAGCGTTATCTCAGGCATTCACTAAAGCATGGGATACCGCTAAGGATGCCTTCAATAAGATGAAGAAATTTGCAGAAGACCATCTATGGCCCCTACTTGAGCCTCTGGTCAACACTGGCAAAACGGTATTCTTCGGATTATTGGATATAGCAAAAACCGTCTTCAATACGATGAGAACCATCTTCAATGAGGTGTTATTACCCATATGGGGCGTTATGAAGGACATGGCGATGATATGGTACAAAATCTTCACTGGAAAGTGGAAGGAGGCCATGGAGGATGCCAAGGAACTAGCCGAGGGTAGGTTAATCCCCTTCTTCCAATCTCTAATGACATTACCCGGTAGGCTACTCGCTAGGGGACTAAGCACTGCGAGAACACTGGTCGCTAATCTAATCACCTTTGGTTCAAATGCTATAGGAGGACTCGTTGGTAGAATCACCTCGCAGTTTTCCAAGGCCGCTGATGTGATATCAGGGGTATTCGGTAGAATATTCAATGGGATAATGAGGATATACGATGCTACCGTTGGCAGGGCAGTCAAAGCAATCGGAAAAGTATTCAGCGCTGTGAAGAAAACAGCCGGAGGCATAGCCGATAGAGTAACTGGGGATGCTGGTGATACCACCAATGTAGGTACAGCAGTAGCAGGTGGTATAACACAGATATTCAACATGAAGATAGACATCAGCGGGATGACAGACCGCAGTGACAAGAGGGAGATGGCACGGGAGATAAGCAAGATGATTGAAGAGGAGTTAGGTAGGACTCTCAGGACCTCAGGGGGGTCCAGATTCTCTAGGTGATTAGATGGCGGCAGGAACACCAATCAGACTCGTTCAGGAGAATGGCGACCTCATCGAACTAGATGCGCAGTCCATGGTCATGACCACCTCTAGGAAGGTGGGTGGTTCCGCAATGCCTCTCACAGGGAGCAGGCGTATAGGACTAGACATGAACGTGAACTCGGCCATGATAAACGTGCAGGGCATAATATCAGATGATAGGGAGGAGTCAGGTGCCACTGCCGCTACGTGTCGATTGAACTTCGGTAGAGGGATTGCGACTCGGTTTGGGAACACATGGGCAACCCATGCTAATTGGAACAACATGTTCGATGGTGGCACCGATATAGTCTCTCTCTTTCTTTCAGATGCCACTGGTACTGCACATCAAATCAAGTTCAAGAGGCAGAGCAGCGGTGTCACTGCTTACACGGCCACTGCCATCAGCGGTGGTAATACACCCGGTATACTCCTCGCTGATGCTGGTAACACCGCAGACCCCGCTGTGGTAGCGACTGCCCTCAATACCTACATAGCGAATCACCTCTCATCCTATTTCACCTCGTCAATCAAGAGTGACATCTCAATCACCAGTGCAGGCGAGGTTGCTGCTA